CGGATTAGAGAGCTTGAAACAGAGCTAAAGGCGTATAAAACCTCAGAAAAGCTATGAAAAGCTTTGAAGTTGAAACTCATCCCATATTTGGCGTAAGCTTAGGTGTTGAGTACATACCCGAAGCGGACGAAGGTACTGGGGAAAGCGCTCTGGCTATTGATTTAGTGGTTGTGCGTGTGTTGTTTTTCTGGGGCGGTGAGGAATGAAAAAATCCCAACAGTCGCTGAACGCTTGGACGAAGCAGAAATGGCGCACGAAGAGTGGTGAAAAGTCGTCTAAGACCGGTGAGCGCTACCTGCCCGAGAATGCTATCAAAGCGCTAACCCCTGCTGAGTACGCAGCCACGACTCGTGCAAAGCGCAAAGGTAAGGCTGCTGGGAAACAATTTGTCAAGCAACCAGAAAAAATAGCCCAAAAGGTGGCACCGCATAGAAACAAGGGTAAAGGATAATGGCTACATCAGGCACCGCAACATTCAACATGGACTTGACCGAGCTGGTCGAGGAGGCGTTCGAGCGCGCGGGTAGCGAGATGCGTACTGGCTATGATCTACGCACGGCCCGACGTAGTTTGAACTTGATGTTTACCGACTGGGCTAACCGGGGTATTAACCTATGGACGGTTGAGCAGGGGTCTCAGGCACTCACTGCTGGTACTGGTACGTACACCCTACCGGCTGATACGGTTGATTTGCTCGACCATGTGATCCGTACTAACTCGGGTTCTCAAGCTAGCCAAGCTGATTTGAGCCTTTCGCGTATTAGTGTGGCTACGTACGCCAGCATCCCAAACAAGTTGACACAAGGCCGACCCGTACAGATATACATTGACAGGCAACAGAGCGCTCCGTCGATAAATGTATGGCCCGTACCAGATAGTTCCCAAACGTATACTTTGGTATACTGGAGGCTACGTCGTATTCAAGACGCTGGAAACGGTGTGAATACAATGGACGTTCCGTTCCGGTTTTTGAACTGTTTGACGGCTGGTTTGGCTTACTATCTGGCGATGAAACTTCCGGGTGGGCTAGAGCGTATCGCCTTGCTCAAACAACAGTATGACGAAGCGTGGGAGCTTGCTGCTACTGAAGATCGGGAAAAAGCCACGTTTCAGCTTGTACCTCGGTACATGACCATAGGGTAAACCCTAATGACGGTAGCGAAGTATGCTCAGGGTAAATACACCATCGCCGAGTGCGATCGGTGTGGGTTTCAGTACAAACGTGTGGTGCTCAAAGAGCTGGTTATCAAAGAAGCACCGACCAACTTGTTTGTGTGCCCCCAGTGCTGGGAGCCCGACCACCCTCAGAACTTGCTTGGTAGATACCCCGTTGTAGATGCTCAAGCTATCAAAGATCCACGCCCAGACCGTTCGCTTAGCGATACCAACATAACAACCTCATCCCGGTACATCCCGGGCACGTTTAATCCCTTGTCTGGAGTGCAATCTTCAGGTACAGTTGGCACTGTTACGGTGTCTATATCGTAAGGAGTTAGTATGAATAAAACAGCTTGCTTAAACAAATATGAGCAGCCAAAGCCTGTACCGGTGCCAAAGACTGCTGGCTACCCAGAAACCGGCGTTAAAACTACGGGTGTAAAAACTCGTGGTAACGGCGCTGCTACTAAGGGCACGATGGCCCGGGGGCCGATGGCGTGAAAACACGCATAGAGTCTAGGCAGCTTGAGAATGGGGTGATTGAACCTACCCATGAGGTAGAAATCGTCTGTTCTAACTGCCAAGATCCGGTTAGCGCTGCTGAAGAATCCACGGGTGTTTGTACCAACTGCGGTCAGCCTTGGGAGCCGAAACAGAGCGTAAAGATTTGGGCTACTTCCGTGCCGTGGGCTAGCGGCGGGGTGATGTAATGAACTATTCTGAGTTGACGACTGCGATACAGGACTACACGGAAAATACGTTTACGTCCACCGAGCTTGCTACGTTTGTTGAGCAGGCCGAGCAGCGCATTTATAACTCAATTCAGTTTCCGTCACTGCGTAAGAACATGACCGGGACGGCGACCATTAACAACAAATACCTTGGTTGCCCAAATGATTTTCTTTCCGCTCACTCGCTAGCAATTGTGGATGGTGACGGCGCTTATGAGTTTCTGCTAAACAAGGATGTTAATTTCATCCGGCAGGCATATCCGACCCCAACATCTACTGGCATACCTAAATACTACGCAATCTTCGGCCCACAGTCGGGTGATGCAAAAGAGTTGACGTTTATTCTCGGCCCTACGCCAGACGCTAATTACACCGCTGAGTTGCACTATTACTACTACCCTGAGTCGATAGTCACTGCATCGCAGACTTGGCTTGGCGATAACTTTGATTCTGTATTGTTGTACGGCTCTTTGGTTGAGGCATACACGTTCATGAAAGGTGAACCTGATTTGCTTTCTGCGTACAACGCTAAATACAATGAGGCGCTTCAACTAGCTAAACGGCTTGGAGATGGGCTTGAAAGGCAAGATTCGTACCGTTCTGGTCAGGTGCGAGTCCCAGTAACTTGATTTGACAGGAGCTTAATATGGCTATTACTCAAGCAATGTGCACCAGCTTTAAGCAGGCTCTTCTTGATGGAGAGATGGACTTTAGCTCGGATACGGCACAAACGTACAAGATCGCGCTTTACACTTCTTCGGCTACGCTAGATGCGTCTACCACGGCGTATTCTGTGACTAACGAAGTGTCTGGCACCGGGTATTCTGCTGGCGGAAACACGCTAACTATTAGCACCAATCCAACTACCAGTGGTACTACGGCGTATCTTTCGTTTAGTAACACTACATGGTCTACGGCGACTATTACCGCCCGTGGGGCATTGATTTATCAATCAGGTGGGTCTAACCCTGCGGTTGCTGTTTTGGATTTTGGTAGCGATAAAACGTCTACGGCTGGTGACTTTACGATTCAGTTCCCGACAGCCGACGCATCCAACGCCATTATCCGTATCGCTTAATAGGAGGGGCACATGGCCCTATCTCTAAAAGACCGCGTTCGTGAAACCTCGACCACGACGGGGACGGGTACTATTACGCTTTCTGGAGCCTATACCGGCTACCAGACGTTTGCGTCTGCAATTTCAGACGGAGATACTGTTTACTACACCATCCATAACACCGCATCTGGTTTTGAAGGTGAGTGGGAAGTAGGTATAGGTACATACACCCTTAGCGGAACAACTCTGAGCCGAGATACTATCCTGTCCTCTAGTAATACTGGCTCAGCAGTTAACTTTAGTGCTGGTGCGAAAGAGGTGTTTATCACCCAGCCAGCGGAGAAAGCGGTCTTTGAAGATAGCTCCAACAACGTAACGGTTGGCGGCAAGATTACGGTTGGTAGCGCCCCGACGGCTGATTTAGATGTTGCTACTAAACTTTATGTAGATAACTCTGTAGCCGCTGCGCTGCATTATCACGACCCGGTTCGGGTTGAGTCGCCTGTAGCCCTAACAGCTGCCTACAATAACGGATCGTCTGGTGTTGGGGCCACCCTGACCAACTCAGGCACCCAAGCTGCGCTAGTGATCGACGGTATCACGATGTCTACCAGCGATCGCGTTTTGGTGTATCAGCAAACCAATGCCGCCCATAACGGTGTCTACACAGTTACAGATGTTGGCTCTGTTTCTACCAACTGGGTGTTGACTCGGGCAACCGATGCCGACACTTACAACCCAAGCGACCCGGATGCAATGGGTCAGGGTGATGCGTTTTACGTACAAGAAGGTGATACCGGTGCTGGTGAGTCGTATGTACTGACCACACAGGGCACGATTACCTTTGGTACAACCAACATCACGTATTCGCAATTTGCTGCTACACCAGCTCTGACGGGCGGTACGAACATTGATGTTACCGGCCAGACTATTTCTCTGACTGGTACGGTTGATGAAACCAATGGTGGTACGGGCACGGCTACATATACGCTTGGTGATATTCTCTATTCCAACGCTTCAAACTCGTTGGCTAAGCTGGCCGGTAACACCGATGCAACGGCTAAATATCTGACTCAAACGGGTACTGGTTCAGTTTCGGCTGCGCCGACTTGGACTACCCTTGCGGCTTCTGCAACCACGGATACTACAGATGCGTCCAATATTTCTTCAGGCACCTTACCTAGCGGCAGATTATCTGGTTCGTACACTGGGGTCACTGGGGTCGGTACTCTTACTGCCGGTACTTGGACTGCTACTGCTATTGGCGCTGCTTACGGCGGCACTGGACTTACTAGCTACACGATTGGCGACATTGTTTATGCAGATGGTACGACGTCTCTAAATAAGTTAGCTGGTGTTGCTACGGGCAACGCGCTTATCTCCGGTGGTGTTGGCGCTGCGCCTTCTTATGGCAAGATTGGTCTAACGACCCATGTATCCGGTATTTTGCCTATTGTTAATGGTGGAACAAACGCTAATACTGCCGATGGTGGCTTAAATAATCTACTACCATCACAGACGGGTAACTCAGGTAAATACCTAACTACTAACGGTTCTAGCACTTCTTGGGCTACGCTGACTGCACCAAACAACGGCACGTTGACGATGAATGTGTCAGGCACTGGGTTGTCTGGCTCTGCTACGTTTACTGCTGATCAAGCTGGCGCTTCTACTTTCACGGTTACGTCTAACGCAACCAATGCAAACACTGCTTCTACTATTGTTGCTCGTGATGCTTCTGGTAACTTTACTGCTGGGACGATTACGGCTGTTTTGAGTGGTAATGCTTCTACAGCCACGGCACTTCAGACTGCCCGCACAATTGGTGGCGTTAGCTTCGATGGTACCGCTAACATAAACCTGCCGGGGGTAAACACTGCCGGTAACCAAGATACGAGCGGCAACGCTGCAACCGCTACTCAATGGGCTACAACGCGAACCATAAGTTTGACTGGAGATGTTACTGGCTCTGCAAGTATTGATGGTTCAGCCAACATAAGCATATCTACCACTCAATCAGAAGCGTTTACTTCAGGCACCCTTATGCTGTTTCAACAAACGGCTGCTCCTACTGGGTGGACTAAACAAACGACACATAATGACAAGGCTTTACGTGTTGTTTCAGGCACGGCTAGTAGCGGTGGTTCGGTAGCGTTTTCTACAGCTTTTGCATCACAGGCTGTAAGCGGTTCTATAGCCAACACAACCGCAACAAACCAAGCTCAAACAGCTGGCGGTACTGTTGGTTCACACACTTTGACAACAGCACAAATACCAGCGCACAACCACAGAGCTTCTTTGTATCACTCAATTGTTGGTTGGAGTGGAAACTCGCCGGGTAGGGTTTTAGCTAACGGTTTGAACTACCTAAGCGATGGTGCTCAAAACACTACAGATACTGGTGGCGGTGGTTCTCACAACCACAGTTTCAGCGGCTCGTCTCACAACCACACACAAGACGCACACAATCACACATTTACAGGTACAGCTATTAACTTGGCTGTCAACTATGTTGATTTGATAATTGCTTCCAAAGACTGATGAAGATTGAACCAAAAGCTAACTGCCCTCTGCACAACTTTGAGCCTTGTCGCCAACTGGAGTGCGCTTGGTTTTTAAAAATAAGAGGTGCCAACCCAAACACAGGTGAAGACGTGGATGATTGGGGTTGTTCTATGTCTTGGTTGCCTATTCTGTTAATAGAAAACAGTCAACAACAACGCTCCACTGGAGCAGCTGTAGAAAGTTTCAGGAATGAGATGGTAAAAGCCAACGAGCAAAGCCAAAAGGTTCTAATTGCTACGGCAAAAAGTGGTTTAAACGGCGTTCATTTTATTGAGTGAGGTAGGTATGCGTGTTTCTATCATTGTAGAAGACGGAACAGTAGTAATAGACGGTGAATCTATTAGTGGGCTTGATTTGTCTTTTGTACCAAATAATGTGTCTGCTATGCAGTGGTATGACACGTATGGTGAAGTTGAATACTTTTCATCCTTGATAGATGGGGTTGTGACAAAACCAGTAAACACACTAATCCAATCATTGGTTGACTATCAGTTTGCAATTGATGCCCACGCTGTTGCTAAACAACAGCTTATAGACAACGCTGAAGAAGTTGTAGAAATTACAGAAAAATTAAATTAAGGACACAAAATGGCATCAAATTATTCAACCAATCTCAAAATTGAGCTTATTGCTAGTGGCGAACAAGCTGGTACGTGGGGCACAACCACTAACACCAACCTCGGCACAGCGCTTGAAGAAGCTATTGTTGGCTATGGTAATCCAGACTTTACTTCCGATGCTGACCTAACGCTCACGCTATCAAATTCAAACGCTACCCAAGTGGCGCGTAATTTGGTTCTGAATGTAACTTCGAGCACATCTCTTACAGCTACCCGCAACTTGGTTGTACCTACTATTGAGAAGCCATACGTAGTACAAAACAACACCACCGGCGGTCAGAGCATTGTTGTCAAAACGTCTGGTGGTGCTGGGGTAACAGTGCCGAATGGTAAATCTACTGTTGTTTATGCTGATGGTACGGATGTAGTTTCACAGATTGATCACATACCATCTTTGACTTTAGCTTCAGCACTGCCCGTTGCTTCTGGGGGTACTGGATTAGCTACGTTGACAGCAAACAATGTAATTTTGGGTAACGGTACAAGCACCCCCCAATTTGTAGCTCCGGGTACGACTGGTAACGTGCTTGTTTCTGATGGCACCACTTGGACGTCTGGGGTCGGTGTTCCTTCTGGTAGTTTGTTTATGTGGCCTACAGCCGCAGCCCCTACAGGGTATTTGCTTTGTGATGGTACGGCAGTTTCTAGGAGCACGTATGCTGCGCTGTTTGCTGTGGTCGGAACCACCTTTGGTGTTGGTGACGGGTCAACTACTTTTAACCTACCAGATTATCGTGACCGTATGCCGATCGGTGCTGGTACAACTTATAGCGCTGCTTCTACTGGTGGTTCTAAAGATGCCATTGTTGTGTCTCACACTCACAGCGTTACAGACTCGGGCCACAATCATACGATACCGCAGGGGTTTAATAATGGTGGTGATGGTTATGGCGACGGCTTATCAGATACACCAAATGCTTATACTTTTGTGTCTACTGTTAACACCATAAACTCAGGAACTAGCACAACCGGCATAAGTATTGCATCTGCTGGCTCAAGTGGTACCAACGCCAATTTACCGCCCTACTTAGGTATCTACTTCATTATTAAGACCTGAGTATGTTCGGTACCTCACCGTTCGCAGGAGCGCCGTTTTCAGACAGCGGTATAGCAGAAGTAAATGCTATTGCCGTTCCTGTTACTGGGGTTAGTGCGTCTGGTGAAGTTGGTTCTGTCTCTGTTACCACCGATCAGATATTAGTTCAGACGGGGGTTGAGGGCACAGGCCAAGTAGGCACGGTTTCTATATATGCTGCGGCAAATGTATTTCCTACTGGGGTCAGTGGTACGGCTACGCTGGGTGATGTTAGCCTTGTAACCAACAACTACATAGATGTTACGGGTGAAGAAGCTACTGGTGAAACTGGCACTGTATCGGTAGTAGCAGAAGCAAATGTATACCCAACCGGCATACAGGCGACAGGTAATGTCGGTACGGTTTCTGTAGTAGCAGAGGCAAATGTATTCCCGGTAGGGGTAGCCGGTACTACGCAGCTAGGCAACGCCACAGTAAAAGCAGATGCTAACGCGCCCGTAACCGGGGTAGAAGCTACAGGTCAAACCGGGACTGTTACAGTTACCGCAGATGCAAATGTACCAGCCGCTGGGCTATACGCTCTCGGTCAGGTCGGTACGGTAGTAGTAAAAGCAGATGCTAATGTATTACTTACTGGAGTTGCTGGGACAACACAACTAGGCACTGCCGCAGTAAGAGCGGACGCAAATGTTTTCCCAACAGGGGTGCAAGCATCTGGCGCAGTTGGAACGGTGTCAATTATTGGCACAGCCGTAGTGATACCAAATAGTGTTTACGGTATTGGAGTTGCGGGCTACGTCAACGTCTGGGGTAATATCAATACTGACCAAACACCAGACTGGAGTGACATTGAAACAGATCAACTTCCTGTATGGTCGGCGGTTAGTACAGGGGCAACAAATACGTGGACACAAGTGTCCACATAAGGAAGCAAAACGGCTAGCGATTTTTCAAATAATTTACTGTATTAAAACCTAATGATTGACCCAATCACCGCCTTTACCGTCGCCACGACAGCGTTTAACACCATCAAAAAGGCGGTGGAAGTTGGGCGTGAGATTGAGGATGTCGCGGGCTATATCGGTAAGTTTTTTGGGGCCAAGGCAGACATAGCCAAGGCAGAAGAAAAAGCCAAAAACCCGCCCATATTTAAGAAGCTGCTAAGCGCCGGGTCGGTGGAAGAAGAGGCACTACAGCTTGTGGTGCAGCGGCAAAAGCTGGGCGAGATGGAGCGCGAGCTCCGCAGCATGATCATTCTGCGCTATGGGCAAGAAACGTACCTTGAGATGATGCGCCAGCGGGAAAAGATTGCAATGGAGCGCAAGCGGGCTGAGTTGCTACAGAGGCACAAGCGGCAGGAGTTTTTTCTCGCGGTGTTCTACACCGGGCTTATTGCTGCGCTATTAGCCGCTTTGGCTTGGCTGGTGATGCTCGGATTTGAGATGGTGGGGAAAACATGAGCAGATACACGGTAGAAGATGTTGAAGTCCGTATCTGGGCTATGGTGGTTGGGGTATTGTCTGTAATACTTTTGGGTTCTGTTGCTGCCATCATTTACGGGGTGCTCTACGTTGAGCACGATATGAACAATATCAGCCCCATCGACCAAGCGTTTTTAGCCATCCTCAAAGACATCATGCTGCTCTGTATCGGGGCCGTGGGTGGTGTGGCTGGGCGTAAAGCGGTGCAGAGTGTGGCGCGTGCCGCTACAGGAGAAAAGAATGCTTAGTGCTCTGATTGGCCCCGTGACGGGCTTGCTGGACAAGTTTATTGAGGACAAAGACCAAAAGGCAAAGCTGGCGCATGAGATCGCCACGATGTCCGAGAAACACGCCCAAGAGCTGGCAATGGGGCAGCTTGAGGTCAATAAGGCTGAAGCCTCCCACCGGTCGGTTTTTGTCTCTGGGTGGCGTCCATTCATCGGCTGGACGTGCGGGGTTGCGTTGGCGTGGCATTTTGTAGTACAACCCCTTTTAACCTTTACAACTGCGTACTTCGGAGTTACACTTCCAGCACTGCCTGCGTTCGACATGGACAGCCTCATGACGGTGTTGTTGGGCATGCTTGGTTTGGGGGGTCTCCGTACCTATGAGAAGAAACAGGGGTTGACCAAATGAGCTTTGAGCTATCGCAACGCAGCTTAGAACGGCTTGAGGGGGTAGAAGATAGCCTCGTCGTGGTCGTTAAGCGCGCCATTGAATTGACCAAAGTAGATTTCGGTGTATCCGAGGGCGTACGCTCTGCCGAGCGGCAGAAAGAATTAGTCGCCAAAGGCGCTAGCAAAACCATGAAATCCAAGCACATCGACGGCTTGGCTGTGGACTTGGTAGCCTATATCGACGGACGCGTATCTTGGGAACTAAACCTTTACGATGACATCGCAGACGCAATGGCTGCTGCGGCTAAAGAATATCAAGTAACTGTCCGCTGGGGCGGCGCTTGGCACATTGACGATATTGGCACGTGGCAGGGCAAGATGGAAGACGCCATGACCACATACATCGACCTGCGTAGGTCGCAAGGCAAACGCCCGTTTATTGACGGGCCACACTTCGAGCTTATGTAATGAACAGCACCATCATTGCAGTGCTTATCTTCGTGGCTGGCCCGGGGAATTCATTGCAGGTGGCGCATAAGTTGGAAGTGCCCGACGAAAAGAAATGTATGGAATTGGTAAGAGAAATTAACCTTGACAGATCGACGCCGTTTGTAGCTGCGTGCTACTCTGATGTTCGTGTTAAGCGTGGGGGTGCTTAAATGCCATTACAAGCACTTAAATTTCAACCCGGTGTAAGTCGTAACGCCACCACTTTGTCCAACGAAGGCTCATGGTTTGAGTGCGACAAAGTGCGTTTTCGTGGCGGTTTGCCTGAGAAAATTGGCGGTTGGTCTAAAGATAGCGGCCCGCTTGAGGCTACGTATACTCCGCCAACTGGGACATTCTGGGGTGTATGCCGTTCGTTGTGGAACTGGATCACACTTGCTGGCGCTAATCTTTTGGGTGTTGGTACCCACCTGAAGTTTTACATACAAGAATCAACCGATGGTACGTTTTACGATATAACGCCAATCCGTCAAACATTTTCAACTACGGACACAGATAACTGCTTTACGGCTACAGATGGGTCGTCGGTTATTAATGTAAATATTACGGGGCACAATGCTCAAACAGGTGATTTTGTTACTTTTAGCGGTGCCGTTGGACTTGGGGGTAATATTAACGCTGGTATCCTTAATGCTGAGCATCAGATAACGTACGTTGATTCTGACAATTTCACTATAACTGTTTCTGCTACAGCCAACGCAACTGACGCCTCTGGCTCTCCGGGTGGGGGCACTGCCATTGATGCTGTATTTCAAATAAACACGGGTAATGCAGCTTATACGGTGGCTGCTGGGTGGGGTGCCGGTGGTTGGAGTGGTGTAACTACTGGCTTTTCTTCTACAGCTTGGGGGGAATCTGCCGCTACCGGTGTCGGCGTTGACATGCGCTTGTGGAGTCAGATTAACTATGGCGAGAATCTCATAATCAACGCTCGTGGTGGCCCTATATATTTGTGGTTAGCTCAGTCTGCCGGTGTTTATAACCGCGCTCAGATTCTTTCTTCTTCCAACACAAACACAGCTACAAACAGTCAAGGTACTACCGCAGCGTTTTGGCAAACTGATACCAGTTGCCCCAGCAAGTGCAACATAGTGCATGTTAGTGACTCGTCGCGTTTTGTTATTGCATTCGGGTGTAATGACATTGGTGACACGACACTTAACCCGTTGCTGGTACGTTGGTCGGATCAAGAAGACTACTCTACGTGGACGCCATCTGTTACCAATCAAGCTGGTAGTTTTACGCTTTCAGCGGGTTCTGAAATTGTTGCAATAAGACCGCAGCGTCAAGAGATTTTGGTGTTTACCGACGCCGCTGTGTACTCGATGCAGTATCTTGGTGCTCCGTTTGTGTGGGGCTTCCAGCAGGTTGGTGCAAACATCTCTATTGTTGGGCCAAACGCCGTAACTACTGCCGCCAACCTTACCTTTTGGATGGGTGAAGACAAGTTCTATTACTACGATGGTCGAGTAAATACGCTACCGTGCCCACTGTGGCAGTGGGTGTTTTATAACATTAACAAAGACCAGCATTATCAAATCTTTGCTACTACCAATGAAGGCTTTGATGAGATTTGGTGGTTCTACTGCTCTGAATCATCACAAACCGTAGACCGCTACGTTGTATTTAATTACACCGACAAGATTTGGTACTACGGCACTTTAGACCGCACCGCTTGGCTTGATACCCCATTGCGTAATAACCCGGTGGCTACTGGGTATGCTGGAACAAACGGCGACCTATATAACCATGAGAGCGGGGTCGATGCCGATGGCTCAGCTATGACTTCTTACATCACATCTGCTGACTTTGATTTGGCGGACGGGTATCAGTTCCAATATGGCTGGCGCATGATCCCCGATGTTAAATTTGACGGCTCCACAGCTGCCGCGCCGCAGGTTACGTTTAGCTTGACCCCACGCCAATATCCGGGTAGCAACTATGGCACGGCTGAAACTGGGAATGTGGTGAGCGCTAATAACTACACGACAACCCGCCAATACACGGTGCAGCAGTTTACCGATCAACTACCCATACGGGTGCGTGGGCGTCAGATAGCGTTCAAGATTGAGTCAAATACGCTTGGAACCCAGTGGCAACTTGGTGTGCCGCGCATTAACCTGAAACAAGATGGGCGTCGCTAATGGCTACAAACCCACGGGTAGACCCGGTAACCGACATCATTGTTCCGGAGCCGCCCCGGCTTGTTTCTGCGCCCGACACATGGGATCCGCAGTTTCAGGATCAGTACAGCAATGTGCTGCGTTTGTACTTCAACCGACTAACCAATTTGCTAAGAGAGCTTAACGTGGCTAACGGCGAAACAGGCATTTACCCACTTGGCACCGCAGGTGATGCGTTCGGTCGGCTGCGTACGTCTGCCCCCTATACGCTGTTTAATAGCAACAATCGCTTCCAAAAAGACAATCAGTTTGATGAAACGCTT